GACGACTTTGGGCGAGATGGAGACGAGACTGAAGAATCTGAGTCTGATGAAACAGGCGTTGATGAAGCTGACCAAGAAGCCATCGCCGATGAGGGCGATGAGGGCGAAAAGAATGACAGATCTTCTGCCCGTGGTAATTATCAGTCTGACACCTTGCCTGAAGAAGAATTGGAGGAGGTCGATCCCTTAGTTTCTAAGACTGACAAAACTCTTCGTCGGAGTATTGCCTCAGAACACGGAGAAAATGTTGGCATTCAATATACTAATATTAAGTTGAACACAGCTCCTATCTCGGACATCATAATCGGCCATAAACAAATTATAGGCGAAATTATGAACACTGATGAGGTTCCAGAAGGAACTAGCGAGTATTCTGCTGATTCTTACCGAGCTAAAGAGAATAGGAAAGGTCTTCTTTATGGCGTAGAGAAGTATAAGAAGTTCTTAGTAAATAACAAGAGTACTATCAATTATATGGTCAAAGAGTTTGAAATGAGAAAGTCGGCCGCAGCATACTCCCGCCAGACTCTTTCTAAGACTGGTGTTATTGATCCGGTCAAGATGAACAGCTACCTCTACAGTGATGATATCTTCCGCAAAGTCAGTACAACTCTTGATGGTAAGAACCATGGGATGTTGATGTATATGGATTGGTCGGGATCTATGTGCCGAGATTTGAGGGCGACCATCGACCAGTTGCTCAACCTTGTTCTATTCTGTAAGCAAGTGAACATCCCGTATCGAGTGTATGCGTTTACTGATAGATTTAAAGACCATGACCCACAATCTGCTGTGAGTTGGAACACAACTCCTATCAACACTACTGCATACACTCCTGGATTTAGGTTGTTGGAGATGTTCAATAGTGATATGAGTCGTCGCGAATTCACTCAAATGGCCGAGCTTTGGTTGTCTGTTTCTTCCTACCATTCCTCGATGGTGCAATCTTGGTCGCCCCCACAACTCTTGAACTTGGGAGGAACTCCTCTCGAAGATTGTATTGTCGCGGCTTTTAAAGTTCATGACGACTTCAAGGCGAAGACCAAAGTGGATATAGTCAATACAATCTTTTTGACTGACGGTGAGAGTCACCCCACGTTTTGTAAAGCCGATGATGGCCGTCGCTATTTACAGAGAGTTTCTCATTACTTTGATTATCATGCCGCCCGCTCGGCATTATATATGGTAGACCCAGTGACAAATAACCGTCATAAAGTTTCAGGATGTAAATCTGTCATCACTTCCACTCTACTCAAGATGTATCGCGAGAGGACGAAGTCTAACACTGTCGGATACCGCATCATGTCTCCGAACTGGGCACAATTTAAAAGTCAGCTTCCTGAGACTGTTACCTGGTCGATTGGAACTGAGTTGTGTAAGCAAATGCGCAGCGAAAAGTTTGTTGTCCTCCCGTCAATTCTGGGATATGACAAATGTTTTGCTATCGCCGGTGGCCGGTATCTGAAGACATCTAATGGCGCTATTGAGGTTGAATCTGATGCCAGCAAAGGTAAAATCAGGACTGCATTCAAGAAGGCCAACTCTTCAAGAAAAGGATCTCGCAAAATGTTATCTGACCTTATTGCGACTATTTCTTAAACGAATAGTGGGTATTGATTAAATAAATGGCCAACCCCTTTACATATTGCGCGAACTATAGTACAATAACGTCTTAACTGATTGAGGAATATATTATGAAATTATCTAAAGCTGATCTTATAAGCCGGACTGAAAATCTCGCCGCTCTCTTGGCTTCTCGACACGGGGAAGGCGCTACTCTCCCAGCTCATGTAATCAAATCTGCCGGAAAGGAACTTGGCTTCGAAAAATGCCCAGGAGCTATGTGGAAGACGAAAGCTGGTTATGGATTGTATACTATTCCTTCGTCCTCAGGCGAAACGCCCCCAGTCGTCCCCTCTGAAGCTCCTATGGCTGCTGTGGCACTTGAGCCGAACAAACTGGTTGCCGATTTAAACGTTACCACCAATGGTTTTTCCGAAAATCTGATTCCAGAAAAAGATCCTTTGTTTGTTCCATTCGGTAACTTCAGCTCCCTCAAGAAGATTCTAAGTGCCCGTTTGTTCTACCCGACTTTCATAACTGGTATGTCTGGTAATGGTAAGACCTTTTCGGTCGAGCAAGCTTGTGCTCAATTAAAGCGTGAAGTTATCCGTGTCAACTTCACAGTCGAGACTGATGAAGATGATTTGATTGGTGGGTTTCGTCTGGTGCAGGGTGAGACTCGATTCTTCAAAGGGCCAGTCATCAAAGCTATGGAGATGGGCGCAGTTCTGCTTCTAGACGAGATTGATCTTGGCAACCCAGCGAAGATCATGTGCCTCCAGTCAATCCTTGAGGGTAAAGGTTATTTTATAAAGAAGACTGGCGAGTATATCAAACCCTCTTCTGGGTTCACCGTTATCGCCACTGCCAATACAAAGGGCAAAGGTTCTGACGACGGTCGTTTCATCGGCGCCAACGTCTTGAATGAAGCTTTCTTAGAGCGTTTCCCAGTTACGTGTGAGCAAGAATATCCCACTGTCGCTATTGAGAAACGCATCCTGAATTCTGTTTTCGGAGACCTCGGTTTGAATGATCCAGATTTTGCCGAGAAGCTGGTAGACTGGGCTGATATTATCCGCAAGACTTTTTATGATGGCGGCATTGATGAAGTTATCTCGACGCGCCGCTTGGTGCATATTGCTAAAGCGTATAAGATCTTCGGTGATCGAATGACCGCTATCGACATGTGTATCAATCGGTTTGATGAAGATACCAAAGCTTCCTTCCGCGATCTCTACACCAAGCTGGATGCTGATGTAGAGGTTGGCGCGTCAGATGAAGATGCTACCCATGATGCGCAAGAGTCTATTCCTTTTTAATAAAGGTTTACTTTTGCGGAAACGTATAGTATAATACATAAATGTACTATTATTTTAACCTGAGGAAAAAATTGATGGAAATGGAAATTGAATTGAGTACGCTGCGCAAGCGCAAGATCATGGTTGCGACCCCGATGTACGGAGGTCAATGTCATGGCATGTATGCCAAGTCTTGCGCAGACCTCGCTAAACTTTGTCAAGCATATGAGATTGATCTTAAATTCTTCTACTTGTTCAACGAGTCTTTGATCACTCGTGCTAGAAACTACTGCGCCGATGAATTCATGCGAAGCGACTATACTCATCTGATGTTCATTGATTCTGATATTGGCTTTGATCCTCATGATGTAATTTCTCTTGCCGCTATGATGGATCCTGATGATGAAGATCCAAAGCAGATTATGTGTGGGCCATACCCAAAGAAAACTATTGCTTGGGAAAAGATTAAACGTGCTGTTGATAAAGGTTTTGCTGATAAGAATCCGCAAGAGCTAGAGAAGTATGTTGGCGATTATGTTTTCAATCCAGCTGACGGATCTGAATCTATTCGTATCGACGAGCCGTGTAAGGTTCTTGAGGGCGGAACTGGGTTTATGATGATTGCTCGAGAAGCATTCGAGAAGTTTGATGCAGCTTATCCCGACTATACATATCTTCCTGATCATGTTCGGACTAAGCACTTTGATGGCAGCCGCGAAATCGCTATGTACTTCCAGGCTTTGATTGATCCGAACACTAAGCGCTATTTGTCAGAGGATTATATGTTCTGCCAATACTTGGCTGATGCTGGCGTTGCGACATACCTCTGCCCTTGGATGCGCCTGTTACATACTGGTTCTTACACTTTCGGCGGTTCTCTTGCTGATATTGCTGCTCTTGGCGCCTCAGCTACAGCTGACATTGATGCTATCAGGGAGATGAAGAAGTGATTGAGTACAAGTATAACGAAGATTCGCTACTTGCTGAATTTCGGGAATATGTCGACTCCACATACAATCAACATTACTCACATGGAAAGATTCAAGCCACTGAAGAAATTATTGATGACGGTCACGGTACAGGATTCTGTATTGGGAACGCAAAAAAATATCTCAAACGCTATGGTAAGAAAGGTGAGACCCCACAAGAATGGAGAAAGGATATTGTTAAAGTTCTCCATTATGGCTTAATCCAACTATATGTTCATGACTTACAATTTAATACAACAGAGGAAACGCAAAATGAAACTAAGTGATAACACCATTGAAGTCTTGAAGAACTTCTCAACAATCAATCCGTCATTGGCTTTTCGTGAGGGCAATATCCTTCGCACAGTATCTCCGCAAAAGAATATCCTTGCGGCATCTGTTGTTGAAGAAACCTTTCCGGTAAACTTCGCCATTTATGAACTGAACCAGTTCCTTGGCCTGAATAGTTTATTCGAGAATGGCGATATCGTATTCAACGAAAAGTCCTTATCTATCACAGAAGGTAATTCGACGTGCCGATATACTTACACTGATCCATCTATGATCACCACTGTTCCTGAGAAGAACCTCGATCTTCCGAGCCGTGATGCTTCTTTTAATATGTCAGCGGCTGCGTACAAGCGTGTTGTGAATGCTGCCAATCAGTTGTCCTTGCCAGAAGTTGCTGTTCGTGGTGATGGTGGCATTATCACTTTGACTGCTACTGATAGTAAGAACCCAACTGCTAATGAGTTCAGCCAAGAAGTCGGCACATGTTCAGAAGATATTAAGTTTAACTTCTTGTTCAAAGCTGAGAATCTGAAGTTCATCGCTGACGATTATGCTGTTGAGATCTCGTCAAAGGGTATCTCGCACTTTAAAGGTAGCATGATCGAGTACTGGGTTGCTACTGAAGCCGGAAGTTCTTTTAATGGCTAATCAAAAAGTGTTTCTTGAGATCGGCACTTGTGATTTTGACACGTGCCTTCCCTTGGCTAAGCAGGGTTGGAAAGGTTATATGGTAGAAGCTGATCCAAAGTATGCTGAAGAAATGGATACGCAAACAAAACCATATGACGTTGAAGTCAGCAATCAGGCGATCACCGATTATGATGGGTACATCAAGTTTCACACAACGATTCAATCAACATCTGCCAATGCTGGATGGATTAGAGGCATAGGTCATGTTGCCGCCAATAACCATATTGGCACAAGGTTGTTGGACAATGAAAAGAATAAGGGGTTTATTGATCAAACCATCACAGTCCCTTGTTCCACGCTCGATACGTACATAAAAGAAACCGGTATTGAGCACATTGACTTTATGAAGCTGGATGTTGAGGGCCATGAACTCAATATATTGGGTTCGTATTCTTGGTCTGTGAAGCCATCATTTGTTAAAATTGAACATTCACATATCGATGACATTCGTATGTGTAATTTATTAAGTGCTCAGGGTTACATGGTTTGGACTGAGCGTAATGACATTTATGGAGTAGTATAATGAGCAATATTATTTTACCATCAAGTGATTCTGACAAGCAACGCATCAAAGGTTGTATGGAAGAAATCAGTAATTCCTACACACGAATGGAAGCTGAGCGATCTTTCATTAAAGAGGCCATCGAGTCTCTAGCTGAAGACGTTGATATACCAAAGAAGTATTTGTCGAAGATGGCTAGAATTTACCACAAACAAAACCTCAGTGAAGTTGCTGGCGAAATGGAAGACGTTGAAGCGCTGTACGAAACGGTGATCGGATGATGGCGCCTTCAGATATGGAACAAATGATCTTAAAGTTGCAAGAAGGATTGGTCGAAGTGACCTTCGAGAAGATCAACGATGGGGGTACACGAGTTATGCCGTGTACTCTCAATCCAGCAATATTGGAGTCTGAAACTGGTAAGAAGGTTTCTGTTGATGCGATTGACCCTACTTCTTCTAATATTGCTGCCTGGGGAATGGACGTCAAGGCTTGGCGTTCGTTTCGAGTATCAACTGTCACTGGATGGAGAGTTTTGGACGGCGAAGAATGAAAGAAAGGTTAGAACACAAATAACTTTACTTTCATGATGGATAGAGTTATACTATATAAAATTGAGGAGTAATTATACTATGTTAGATCAATTCTTGTGGTGCGAAAGGCATCGCCCAAAAACAGTCGCCGATACAATCTTACCGAAATCCCTGAAAGAAACTTTTCAACAGTTCGTCGATAATAAGAATGTCCCAAACTTATTGCTCACCGGTACAGCTGGTGTTGGTAAGACGACAATTGCTAAGGCCATGCTTGAAGAACTTGGCGCCGATTATATTGTCATCAATGGTTCTGATGAGGGGCGTTTAATTGACACACTGCGAACCAAGATCAAAGGGTTCGCATCATCTATGTCTCTGGCGGGTGGCCGCAAGTACGTCATCCTTGACGAAGCCGACTACTTAAATGCCGAAACAGTTCAGCCAGCTCTTCGCAATTTCATGGAAGAGTACAGCGCAAACTGCGGATTCATTATGACATGTAATTTTGCCAATAAGCTGATTGAACCTCTGCGCTCGCGGTGTTCTGTTGTCGAGTTTAAGATGTCAGCCGCCGATAAGCCGAAACTGGCTGGCGAGTTCTTCAAGCGAGTCCGCGCAATTCTTACTGAGCACAATGTTGAATTCGATAAAGCTACAGTTGCTGAGGTTGTTAAGAAACACTTCCCAGATAACCGTAGAGTTCTCAATGAGCTTCAGCGCTATGCCGCCACAGGTAAGATCGACGCTGGCATTCTAGTGAATTTCTCTGACTTGAACATGAAAGATCTTATGGCCTCTATGAAAGCCAAAGAGTTTAGTAAGGTTCGTAAGTGGGTTGCTCAAAATATTGACGGTGATACTACGCAAGTGTTTCGTTCAATATATGACAACGCTAGTGAGTTTGTCAAACCGAATAGCGTACCTCAAGTTGTCGTCACTCTAGCTGACTATCAGTACAAGGCTGCATTCGCTGCCGATGCTGAGATTAATATGATGGCGATGTTAACCGAAATGATGATTGATTGCGAGTGGTTATAATATGAATATTGAAATTGGTAAGAGTTACGAAGTTACAAATAAGTACAAGAAATGCTACGAAGAACATGAGTTCCTGAAACACAGCAATAAAGACATCCGAATTGCCTGTGAAGTGGTTTGGCGAAGCGGCATAGTTGTCATTACTCCTGAAGACGAGAATGAAGTTGAAGAGCTGCTGCTAGCTATCGATAATGAAGAAGACGGTGAATTCTATCCGCAAAGTTATGAAAATTATGAGTTTGTAGTTTGTACTGATTCTTGTTCTGACGAACTAACCATTGATGGTGATGACGCTACTGATAGTGAGAAAGAACGTCTAACTGAAGGATACTATGAAGACGGAATTTCTTTTCTTGAGGAAGAAGGGTTCTATACTTACGATAATGAGATTATCATTCATGCCGAGCTTGAGGTGAAAGAATTTGAGGGGTATGTGGGGCTATGAATAGTATAATATATGACTTTGAAACA